GCAGAAGAAAAAGAATGCTTACACAAAATAAAAACAGAAACATCAATAGATGTTCAAATATGGGCTGCACGTTCAATTGAGAAAGTCTTTCAAAAACTGAACCTACCATATGACCTAACTGAAAAAACAAATTCTCCATCATTTACTAAAAACTTTCTGCAGAACCATCCACACCCAATGGTAAAATTGATAGCTCGTGCTAGAGAAATAAATAAATCTCATACTACATTTATAGATACCATACTAAAACATGAACACAATGGTAGAATACATGCAGAGATAAATCAAATTAGATCCGACAGTGGTGGTACAGTAACCGGTAGATTCAGTTATAACAATCCAAACTTACAGCAGATACCAGCACGGAACAAGGAACTCGGACCACTGATCAGATCATTGTTTATACCAGAACAGGGCTGTAAGTGGGGGTGTTTTGATTATTCACAACAAGAACCACGTCTTGTTACACACTACGCTAGTCTTGACGGACTCTATGGTGTAGATGAAGTATTAGATTCATACAACGATGGTGAGGCGGACTTTCATCAAATTGTATCTGAAATGGCCAACATACCAAGATCACAGGCAAAAACAATTAATCTTGGTTTGTTTTACGGCATGGGTAAAAATAAATTACAGGCAGAGCTGGGTGTATCAAAAGAAGATGCTGAAGATTTGTTTAGAACTTACCATGACAAAGTCCCTTTTGTAAAAATGTTAATGGAAAGTGTTATGCGTAGAGCCCAGGACAAAGGTCGTGTTAGAACTTTACTAGGTCGTAGATGTAGATTTAATTTGTGGGAGCCTAACCAGTTTGGAATTCATAAAGCATTGCCACACGAAGAAGCGCTCGCGGAACACGGACCAGGGATCAAGAGAGCATTTACATACAAGGCACTTAATAAATTAATACAAGGGTCCGCAGCTGACATGACAAAAAAAGCTATGGTTGATTTATATAAGGAGGGTATCATACCGCATATACAGGTGCATGATGAACTTGATATATCTGTTGATAACAACGAAGATAAGATAAAAGAAATTATGGAATCTGCTGTTGACTTGGAAGTACCAAACAAAGTAGACTATGAATGTGGTCCTAATTGGGGCCAAATAAAATGATAAATTATGGCTTACTTAAATGCAAATATTCCTGTAGAATATGCTCAAATAAAAAGGGAGTATTTATATGATCTTAAAAAACATCATGGCGAAGTTGAAGACTGTATTATCTTCGGTGTCACCTGCATTACAGGACGTGCCCTCTTATTTCATGCGATCATGGAAAGCGGCGCAATATTTTATCGCCTGCCAATTAGCGCGTTTATTCAACGTGGTTTCAAAGCAGAAGACGTACCGAGCAGAAGACTTGATGAATTACAGCTTTGGAATTCTTTTAGCTATTATCCTGCTGTTACTAGTTGGGATATTTTAGAATCACAATCAGGCAAATATATCGGCAAAGATAAAAAATGGCATTACGGTAGATATTTATTTACTGTTGACTTTGCACATCCAGAGCCTAATATACTTGACACTGATCATTCAGAGATTCCGCACGAGCATAAGTGCGCTCACGTACTTGCATTGAATGATGGCAATTACGCAGCACAACCTAACAACAGACTTATTTGGGACATACCATCATTTACGGTAAAAGATCAAATACCTGATTGGAAGGTTCAGACTAATTACTGGAACGTAGAAGATACACAACAGTGGCGAACTGAAGACACTGATAATTTCTTTTACGAAATAGAGGAAAAGAAAAAATGAGGTCTGGCTATGGATTACAGATTTACGGCAATATTAATAATTTTGCTATGTTTACTAGCTTTTTGTGTAAAGCCAGTGGACCACACACCATTGAAAATTGAGGTAAAAGAATATATAATTCCACCACCAAAACCAAAACATGAGTAAGAAACCATTAAATATATCTGAAGAAGCTGCTGTGCAGATGCCAATGAAGACGGTTGCGTCTTTGATAATTATCGTCGCTCTTGGCACCATGGGCTACTTTCAAATAATAGAACGCCTAAATGTTGCAGACACTCGTATACAAATAATGGAGAAAGATCTTGAAGAGAATACAGAGTTTAGAATCAAATGGCCACGTGGACAACTAGGTTCACTGCCCGCAGATTCTGAGCAGTTCATGATGATCGAAGATCTTTATAAGACTACAGATAAAATTAACAAACACGTTGAAGACATGGCATTAAACAAAGTGAACATACAATTTTTAAGAACACAAATGGACAAAGTTTTAGAGGATATAGAAAAATTAAAAGATGCTAATAGAGAAATCCATTATAAAAACGGGAGCGCACAATGATAGAGGCTGTTATAGGATTACTTATGTTTGTAAATGGAGAGATTAAGGAGGCTCGTTTGCAAGACTCAATGGCAATGTGCCTTCGCGGAAAGCGTGAAGCAGAGAGGACTTTCTCTGAATCTGTTACCTACAAATGTTGGCGTGGCAAGGCAGAGTTAGAGGATAACATAGATGGCTCGCAATCAATTAAAAAACTCATCATCGAATAATGCCGCAAAACAATTAAGGGATAGACGATACCATCAACGTGTGGTAAAGTCTAAGAAAGCTTATGACAGGAAAAAATTTCAAAATAACAGCAGAAATAGTTAATGGTGTTTGTCCAACTTGTGAAGAATACACAATGTTAGTTGGAGTCACAAAACAATTTTTTAGATGTATAACATGTGGTGCAGATTTAGAGCAACATATTAATGGTAAGATAAGTTATATACCACATTTACATAAACACACATTACAATCAAAAGTAGACGAATATTTTAATGGCTAAGAAAGCTAAAGGTTTATACGCAAAAGTGGCTCACGAGCCTGTATTTCACAAAACAAGTATAGGTAGAAATCCTAGCCTTACAAAAATGAACAAATCCCGTCGGCGTTCGTATAAAAAATATCGTGGCCAAGGCCGTTGACAAACATCCCAAAATATCCTAGTCTCTAGGTATGAAAGAAAAAACTATAACAATAAAAACAAATGAAATATCTCAACGACAATACTCAACGTTGTTGTTAGAGTTAAACATAATGAAACAACAATGGAGATCTTACGGTGTAAGTTTAAATATATCGGCTCCTAGTTTAAAAAAAATCATAGCGTTAGGTACATCAAATGGTACAGAGAAAAGATCCAGATGAACTAGCAAACCTTTGGAATAAAACAAAGGATCCAAAGTATAAAAAACTATGGTATAAACTTATAGAGGAGATGCATGGAACTGATAATTTTAAACGACGGACTTTACCAACTAATTCCAGTCACAAAACAGATGATGGATGGAATAGTTTTGACAAACGACGTTGATTGTTTTGATTTGTGTGACATACTAAGATTAAAACTAACTGGGTACGTTGACACATTAAACTTGCACATCATGAAAGATGGCAGCACGTTTATGGGTTGTATGTGTAGATAAACCTACCCTAAAGAGGGAAAAGTAAGGGTAGGTAATGGTGAGAAGATTCTTGCCATTACCATAATTTAGCCATATTGTCAAACGCTTGAATCAGGTGTGCAGGTAAACCTAATATACATGCCGTGTTTATTAATATCTTCACGACCTATTTCTTCTAATTTTCTAATAGATTCTTCATACCCAAAATACAAGCAATCATATTTTGTATTAAATACTTCAGGCCAAGGGAGTGGAGGCATACACTCACCAGCAACACTTGAACAAATTATTAAACTTAATAATATTTTCATTGACAATCCTATAATATCACCTATATATGGGTTATTAATATGAAAGGAAACACGCATGACAGACATGAGTAAATACAAAAATGTTTCACTAACAAAAGAAACATATGCTATTTTAGATAAGTTATCAAAGATATTATTGCCCGATGCGAAATTGTCAGTAGCAAAGACAATAGAATCATTAGCAAATGAGAAAGTGAGAAAACTAAATGGCAAAATTAAAAAAAGGTAGAGTAAAAGTACACATTTGTGAGACATGCCACGGTAATGGGTATGTCAGAGTTGCAAAAATTGATGGTGATCCGTCACTAGATTTTAGAGATCGAAGTGAGGTCCACCAATGTTGGGATTGTGATTCGGAGGGAGAATTTTATGAGACAGTTGATGATAATCTTATCGATGATGGTCCTTCTAACAAATTGCACTAGGTATAAATTTGATGGTTTTGACCCAACAACAGCAACAGTAAGATGGATTATAACACATGATACCAGAAACTGATAGAGCATACATAGCAGGTCTATTTGATGGCGAAGGGTCCATACATTTTAAACGTGGTGTAGAAAAGAAAAAGAAACACAAAGGTAAAGGTTATCGTGTATCAAATAGTCTACGATTATCTATGGAGATAACTATGACTGATGAATCTGTATTGCGATGGGTTCATGAAGTCTTAGGTGTTGGTACGTTAAATAAAAAACCACGTAAAGGTAGACGTAAAGATGGCACAAAATACTTGATGCAATACCGATGGCGTTGTACATTTAGAGATGCGTATTATGTCTGTTGTTTGATTTGGCCTTGGGCACATACTAAAATGCCTAAGATACAACAGGTCATGGAACATTACGCTGAACATAAAATTATGAATGGTAAAGTAATAAATTTAGATGAATATAGAAAGGCGATGAGTTTAGAATGATTCTAAAGTTTTATATATGGGTAATGGGTTGGTCAGGAACAATACATTCTTGGGCCTGGAGAAAACAAGCCAACTTAATTAAGTATCAGGAGAGAAAAGAAGAAGAGGAATATATTAAGGAGTTAAAGAAAAAGTTATGACGGTAGAGTTTGGTATTGGTATGTTTGCATACAACATGGTCTGTCTATTGATAGGACTGCTTATAATATACTACGTAATTAATAAAATAAAATGATGAGTGATAAGGATATAGAAGAATATCATAACATTGGTCGTAAGATTCCGAGGAGTGAAAAGTATACCTATGTCGATGCCTCACGGATCGAGGACCAAGGAACACGGCTCTATGATGTAAATGGTACTAGACTTCCAAGCGTGACTACGATATTAGGCAAAACCAAAAATCAACAATTCATAAAAGATTGGAAGGAGAAAGTCGGTGAACAAGAGGCAGAGCGAATTAAAAACTTATCTAGTAATAGGGGGACAGCTATGCACAAATTCTTGGAGCACTATATACTCGGAACTGGCTACGACGATCTTACAGCACTCGGACAGGAGGCGAAAGCCATGGCCCAAAAAGTTATTGATGTGGGTCTTACACCTGTGGAAGAGTGGTATGGCTCCGAGGTTACGTTATATTATCCGGGTCTATACGCAGGTGCAACAGATCTTGTTTGTTTACACAACAATCTTGAAACTGTTGTGGACTTCAAGCAGGCCAATCGTCCGAAAAAGAAAGAATGGATCGAAGATTATTATCTTCAGATCGCAGCGTACGCCATGGCACACGACTACGTGCACGACTCCAACATTGAGCAAGGAGTTATCATGGTATGCACGCCTGACCTATATTATCAAGAATTTGTCGTAAGTGGGGCAGAATTAAGACAATATAAACACAAATTTTTAAAAAGATTAGACATGTATCATGACCTAATATTTGACGAAAAGGAGAAAGCAAATGTACAAATTAAGGCGACAGACTTCACCGGAGATGAATAAGATATTAAATAATCATGCTGATTGGTTGGAAAAAGACGGACAACATTTTAAAGCAAGAGAATGTAGAACACAAGCTATCAATTATGCTCAAAATAAAGATTTAAGACAAACAGGAGTTAGGAGGAAACATGAAAAATAAATTGGAATTTCATGGATATTATTTTGATGGCAAAAAGCTGTTTTTAATGTACATGGATAAATATGGCAACATTGTGACAAAGGAGGACAAGGATGAATGATAGGTTGTTTAGAACGCTTCTAAAGAGATACGAAGCAGAGATTGAGGACGCATTATATAAGATACAATGCATTGAGGACCACAACATGGTGATACCAGAACATACAGATATCACAGGAGAGGTAGACAAAATGTTGAGTCAGATAGGCAAGGCAGAAGAGAAGTTGTCCGTAATGAGGAAATATTGTGTTGAAAATAAGGCAGATAAATCTGTACTATAAGATTCTGTGACAGATTACAAAAAAATATTTTTTTGCTCCGAAAAAAAGTGTCCAAGTGTACTTT